TTCTTACATTTTTTCATATTAATAAATATAAACTTGATTCTTTTTATTGTAAATGATATACTTATAGATACTAAACATACTGAACCAAAAAAAAAGATTATAAAATGAAAGAAAGAAAAGCGTTTAACTTTTACAGAAGTTACTATGAAATGGTTATGGAACTTGAAGACGATTCAGACAAACTGGATTTTCTGATGGCTCTCATCACAAAACAATTTGAAGATGTTGAACCTTCGTTGAAGGGGATGGCATCATTCGCATACAATAGTCAAAGGCATTCCATCGACGCTCAGGTGGAAGGTTATAAAAATAAAATCAAGAAGAACACTACCGAACCCCCTACACAACCCCCTACCGAAGGGGGTATCAAACCCCCTACCTATGTCTCTAATGATATCGTTATGACTACCGAACCCCCTACCGAAGGGGGTTACCTACAAGAGAAAGGGAAAGAGAAAGAGAAAGAGAAAGAAAAAGGGAAAGAGCAATTAAAAGAAGAAGATATAGAGAAAGAGCAATTACAATTAGTATTAAAGAAATTCAATTTATAATAAAGTATTTATAGTATACCATATGGAAGAATTTAATAACTTTTTGAACAAGTATTTGAACACAGATGTGAGAGAATATTTTCAACTAAAAGAAGAAGATAAAGAACACATATCTGATGTTATTACCAATCACTACAAAAGAGCATTACAAATAGAACCAAAACTTATTTGGATGTATATTGATAAGATTCAAGGAACAATAGAGAAATCAGAAGAACAAGAAAATTATGAGATAGCAGATATCTTCAAGAGAACATTGGATAAGTTAAATAAAGATTGTTCTGAATATAAATATTTTCCAAAAGAAGATTGATACTTCACCCAACTTTACCTATAATTATAAAAAAAAATATATGAAATTAAATCCAAGAGAGCAAGCCGTTTTTGATATTATCGTTAAGGATATTGATAACTCAGACAAACCTTATTCAACTTTATCCAACATTGACTTGGGAATGAAATTGAACATTTCCCCAAACATTACAAGAGATAAAGTAAGAAAATTAGTTCTTAAAGGTGCACTCCAACGAGTAGAAGATTTTTGGACACCAGAAGGAAAATATTACAATAGGGTTTTGTATAAAGGAAAGTAAACCAAATTATCTTGAATAAGTGGATAGAAGAAAACCTTAAAGAATTAAAACTAATCTGTAATAAGATTACAAGGTCTGATGATGTCGATGACCTACTTCAACTATGTATAGAACAACTTCTCAAAAATCAGAGAGCGTATTCACTCCCTGACCAAGAGAGGTTGTATTTTTTTGCACGAATAGTTAGAAACAATTATTCTTCAAAGAGTTCTCCCTACTATCATCAATACAAGAAATATCAATTCATTGAATTCAAGGATATAGATATTCCTGATGTTGAGTATAGGGAATCTCCAATTAACATTGAATGGGTGAATAACAAGATAACACAAGACAAGAAAACAGATAAGTGGTATTTCGCTCGTCTATTTCAAATCTATCTTGAAGAAGATTGTTCAATCAAGAATACCGCTAAGAGAACAACCATTCCCCCCAATACGGTATCAAAAGACATAAACTCATACCGCAGAGATTTAAGAACTGCAAGACAAAATTTTTTAGACAATGCCGTGTAATTGTAAATCAAAACAAGTTCAATCAAAACCACAAATTATTAGAGAAGGGGATATTACAGTCATCTCTCAACCTTCCAAACCAAACTATTCAAGGCAAGAAATTAATAGAGCCATAAACTATGTGAGAGGTGTTACCAACTCAGCAGAAGAAAGAAAGTGGACATTGAATTTCCATAACTCACATTTCTCAGAACAACTAATTCCAAGTTGTGCTTCCTGTTGGGAGAGAGTCAAATCAAGAATGGAACACCTAAATCAAAAACTAACAGAATATGAGCAATACGAATCCAGTAGGGAGACCACTTAAAAACTTAAATGACCTACCACAAAATTGGAAACTCATCTGCAAAGAGATGGGTCAGGAAGGTATGTTTGATGTGGACCTAAGAGTAAAACTTGGAATCACAAAAGATACATTCTATTCTTTATTACAAAATGAACCAGAATTTTCCGAAGCCGTTTCTGAGTTCAGAGAATTATCTCACACTTGGTGGTCATCAATACCAAGAAAGGGATTCAAGAATGGTGAATCAAAGAATCTAAATTCTAATCTTTATTCTCTGATAATGAGAAATAGATTTAAGGATGAATGGAATGTAGAGAAGAAGGTCGACATCACAACAGGTGGAGACAAATTAGATTCCAATAATAAAATTCAAATAGAGATTCTAAAAACAAAAATTGAGGAAGAACCAAATGAGTAATTCGAGACAAACAACATTTCCAATTAAGCAGTATCCAAACATTCAAGTTAAGTCAGGAACAATGGATGCTCAGACAATGAAAGCGTGTTACTTGGAGTTCAAAGGAACAATCGAGACAGGTGATGAGGACAAGGATAAAGCGATGAATACAACCATCAAAAACATTTCAAGAGCACTATCCAATTCAATCAATAAAAACGTATTCTATGATAGGTTCATCTGCACAAAAGATATATCAGATTCTTTTGTCTATACTGGTAAATCATATACAAAGATTGAGTATACCTTGTTCTTAAAAAAACCCCTACTAAAAGAACAGGTGATATCAGAGATGAATATTCTAACAGACAAGGTATGGGAACAATCCATTCAAGATACACCATCGGTTAAGTTCCATAAAAACATTATATCAAAAAGAAGTTATGCCAAAGAGTCATAAGAGAGGTGGGGAGAAAGCCCACAGAAAAAGATTGCAAAAGAGAAATCAATTTATCAATCAACAAAAAAAACATTACACCAAACTATTTAACGATAGGTTAAAAGAAGCGTTAGAAAAAAAAGAGAATGAAAATACAAACAACGAGGGTATTCGAGGACCTATTGAATTCCAACAAAAGGATTAATGTATTTCAAGGTTCATCTCGTGCATCCAAGACCTATAACATTCTTATATTTCTAATCTACAAACTATTACAAGAAGAAGGTAAGACATTATCCATTGTAAGAAAAACTTTACCAGCACTTAAAGGTTCGGTCCTGAGAGACCTGAAAGAAATCCTATTGAAGTTCGAGGTATTTGATTCTGAGAAGTGGCATTCTGTTGACGGTTATTTTGAGTTGGGGTCAAATATTATTGAATGGTTTTCTGTTGATGACGAGACAAAAATCAGAGGTAGAAAAAGAGATTATCTGTTTGTGAATGAGGCAACAGAACTATCTTATGATGAGTATATTCAACTTGTATTAAGAACCTCAGGTCTTGTTGTATTGGACCTTAACCCATCACTATGGAAGTCGTGGATATATGATTTAGAAAGTCAACCTGATGTGAAGTATAATGTCGTAACATACAAGGACAATCCATTCTTACCACAGGTTCAAGTTGATGAAATTGAAAAACTAAAAGATAGAGACCCCAACCTATGGAGAATATTTGGTCTTGGTCAAAAAGGTGTTCCAACAAAAATGGTATTCAATCATCATCAACTCTATATGGATTTACCACAGGGCTCAAAGTTCTTAGGGTATGGAATAGATTGGGGATACTCAGACCCATCAACACTTGTTGGTATATGGAAACTTGATGACTCAATTTATTGTGAAGAATTTCTGTATCTAAAAAATGTGACCATCCCTGATTTCATTTATAAGATAAAAGATTTGGGCATTAACCTCAAAGATGATTTCATCGCAGATAGTGCTAACCCCCAAGCAATAGAAGAATTAAGAAGACAGGGGATAAATTGTAAGCCAGTAAAAAAGAATTCAATCCTACACGGTATAGACCTAATTAAGAGGTCAAACTTTTATGTGAAGTATGATTCATTTAATCTACAAAATGAATTACAATCTTACATATGGAAGACCGATAAGAATGGTAATAACCTTGATGAACCAGTTGATTCTTCAAACCACTTAATAGATGGTATCCGTTATGTGATGGAGATGAAGGTTGCGAGAAACCAATGGATTGGTATAATGTAAAAAAGATATTTATGTATATGAGTGGACTTGTTCTAAAATATGATGGAAGAAAAATAACCATCCAAGAACCAACAATTCAAATGTGGACTGAGGTAATGAAGTTTAGAGAACTTCTTGATGAAGAAGAACTGAACATCAGAATGTTGTCTTTAACAACAGGACTATCAGTTCAAGAGATTAAAGAATCAGATGCTCACTCGATGAGAATCGCAGCCGATACAGTTTATAAATTCTTGAATCAAGAATCTAAAAAACTATTTAAGGATATAGAGCACAACGGAAAGAAGTATGTTCTTGTAGATATACATAAAATGTCGTTTGGTCAATTTGTTGATGTGGATACATTCTTACAGAAAGATGAGAATTATAGAGTATCAAACTTGAATGAGTTAGCGGCATACCTGTATACAGAAGAAGGTAAGAAATATGGTGAGACAGATTTTAGAAAACAGATTGAAGATTTCAAAACTCTACCAGTGAAATATGTAGAGGGAGCAATTTTTTTTTTGTTGAGTATAGGCGTGGTCTCTCAACAACTTTCAGTTCTTTATTCCAAGAACAAACCGTTGTGGATGTGGATGATGATTCGAGTTCGTTTGCAAAACATTGGGGATGGTATTCAGCAATATCTACACTTGCCGACAACAAAGTTTGGGTGGTTGACGATGTTACTAATCTTCCCCTTATATCTTGTCTCAATCACCTCGCATATCTTATGGACCTCAATCAACAGGCTGAAAAGCAAATTAAAGAAATGAACAAGTAAATGCCAGTAATTTCTCTCTTAGTATCATCAGGTTTAACAGCGAATGACGCTTGTTCTGTAGCACCATACTTCAACATATATGTTGATGTTTTACCCAATCAATGTGACCCTTGTTTACCGTTGACTTGTTGGCCTTGTGTTAATACTACTCAAAGATTTTATTTAGATATTTCATTAACTCAGGTAGTTCCTACTGGATGGTATTCGAATGAAATCCAAACAAATGACTATCAGAGACAATACATCTCAAATGGATTTATTAGTGGAGGAACATATACCGCTTGTTCTGTGTTTCCAACTCCCACTCCAACAGAACCAGTGCTTGTAACACCAACTCCTACACCCACAAATACTGAGACACAAACTCCTACTCCTACATCACAAACCCCAACTCCAACTCCTACACAAACAGGAACACCTAACATAACACCAACCCCATCATCAACAGGGATTCCACAACTTGGAATCAACTTCAAGACCATCGCTGATGATTTCAAATATTTAGCCAACAAACACAAACAAATCAATTCGTTTGGTATTGGTGATACAGACCAGTTGGGTTATCTAATTCAGTCAAGAGACAAACAAGAGAACCCATCAGATAACTCACCATACTTCCCATTACTCTATGTTGTTCCATCTAACATTAAGAATGACCTGAGATTCAAAACTTGGACATTTAATGTCGTAACACTCGATATAGTTGAAAGGGATTTAGCGAACTCACTTGATACATTATCCGATACCTTACAAATTATGAATGATGTTATAAGTCAATTCAGATTATCTGTAACAAACAATCAGGGTAATTTCAACACACTCTATTATCTTGATGATACGGTTCAATGTAATCCTTTCCAAGAGAAGTATCAGGACCTATGTAATGGATGGAATGGTTTACTACAAATCAAAACTAAGACCCCATTAGACAGATGTGCCGCTGCGTTTAATACATTTACAGGGACACCAATCTATCACGAAGGAATCAACCTTAAAACCTTCATAGATGATTTCCAATTGTTAGCAGACCATCACAAACAAATCAATTCATTTGGTTGGGGTGACTTCGATGAATTCTCTTACAATGTAGATTCAAGAGACAAACAAGATAACCCAACATATAATCCACCATATTATCCTTATATGTATGTGATTCCAAACAACGCAACACAAGAGTTTGGATTTATGACCTATGAGTTTAATATCATTATTGGAGACATTGTGGATAGAGATTTGAATAATATGATTGATGGATGGTCAGATACAAACCAAATCCTTGATGATATCATTTCTCAATTTAGATTGTCTGTAACAGATTCACTTGGAAACTTTAATCAGGATTATTATCTCGATGATATTGTTGATTGTTCACCATTCATTGAGAAGTATGATGATATGTTAATTGGTTGGACTGCAACTCTAAGAATACAAGTTAAGACACCTCTTGATAGATGTGATGCAGCGTTTGATACAATGACTGGTCCTGAACCAACACCAAATCCAACATTGACTCCAACACCAACAGGAACATTATTACCATCACCTACCCCAACTAATACTGAGACACCAACTCCAACACCAACAATCACAGATACACCTACATCTACACCTACACCGACTCCTACAATTACTGCGTCGCAGACACCTACAATTACCGCATCTCCAACAGAGACATCAACACCAACGCCTACATTAACTGCATCCCCAACTCCAACAATCACTGCGAGTCCAACTCCAACAATTAACCCAACACCAACTCCTACATCAACTCCACCATCAGGAGCACAACTATGGAACACAAATTCAGATTTGTGGAACAATGAAAATCAACAATGGAATTTAATCTAAAAAAATATGGCTAACTTATCAGGTCAAACAATACAATCAACATATCCAGGTTTATTAAACTTAAACACTGCGACAACAGGTATTACATCAACACCACAAGCAATCACAGATGGTCTTGGAAATGATACAGGACTCAAAATTGCAACCAACTCTTTATCAGGTCCAAACCTCTTTAATGTATTTTCACAATATGTTTTTGATTATGGAGGAACAGGTTTCGGGACAGGAACTTCAGCAAGTCCTGCACTTTCACAGAACAGATTGAATTTTAATATATTCTACGACACAGGTATAAATTCATATTCCGCTGTAACAGTAAACTTGGGAACAGTATCAACAACAACTGATTCAGTTTCACTTTCTTTTTATACTGCACAATATGTTCCAAATTTTGGAATAGCACCTAAGGATTTAATTCTTAGTGGTATAACATTACCAACGACAGGTTCAACGGGAGTGAAGGTAGTAACACTTGGTTCTAATCTTAGTTTCTCAGGTATGGGTGCAGGATATTATGTATGTGCTTGGGTTACATCAAATAGTGGTGTTACACCTACGGTCAGATATGTAAATAGAACAGCACCAGCAGGTTCATTTACAGGTCAAGATGTTTTTGGATATACACTCAACGCAGCAGGGACTCAGGTAGTTCCTGTTTATAGGGCAGGAAGTAATACTCAAACAAATTGTGTTTTAACATCGATTTTAAGTAGTTATACCGCTTCCGATATAACATCAAGTTTCGCGAATCTTAACCCACCAGTTTGGGGATTTGGATTAAACACAGTTAGATAATGTTCGAACTATCCGAAATAGAATTACAGAGATTAGGGACTCTATTCGTTAACTTCTTCAAACAGAAGTTACAGGAGAAGATATATCCCTATGGTAATCCTCAAAGAGGTGTTGGAGATAAAGTTGCGTCAGGTCAATTATTAAATTCACTTACAGCAACAGTTGTTCCAAAACAAGGTGGAGGATTCGAACTTGTAATTACCTATATGGATTACTTCCAAAATGTGAATTTTGGTAGAAGACCAGGAAAGGGGATGGTGCCCATACCAGCACTTCTTGATTGGATAAAGGTTAGAAGAATCAAGGGTAGAAACAAACAAGGAAAATTCATATCCAATCTATCATTAGCGTTCGCTATCAGACAGAACATTTTTAAGTTTGGTATCCGTCCTTCTAATATTTATGATAAAGCGTATGACTCATTTGAAGCGATTTTGGAAAACCCTCCACAAGAATTTCAAGATGAATACAACGCACTCTATGAAGCAATCGGAAATGATGTGGAGAACTTTATGGAGCAAACAGTAAACAAAGAATTCCCATCAATCATAACAGAATGAGTTTAGATTTAACGATATTACAAAAACCATTAGATGTTACTGAGTCACATTCAGACCATACTTGGAATGTTGCCCTCAACGACTATTCAGCATATACAGACATTAGATTGGTTGTTGATGTATACAAGAATCCGTATCAGAATGATATTGGTCCAAATAATCAACAAGGAACAAACCAACAATTCGGAAAGTTTGGAAGATTATTAGTTCCATCAAATGAGTTCGGTAACTGTATCTTCAATGTGGAAACAGTTATTAGAAACTTCGTTCAGGCTAATCCAAGAAATATGGATATGGTTATGACTATGACCGCAGGAACGGCACAGAACGACCCCTATCTTGTTGAATACTATAACCAAGCAGGTCTTAACTTTACAGCGAACACATCACAAGCCACAATCGTTAATGAGAGACCCTCCACAGTATCGTTTTCTAACGGTTTTAACGGGGGTTTTCCTGGTTTTGATAACATATATCACATCAACGAATATCGTTTAATTTTCGGGGTGCAATACACTTCTGGTGGGACTTCACAAATCATCATCGATACTGCAAATTATAATGTCTATTCAGGTTGGACAGGACAGAGTATTTCTCCATACTCTGCATCCACTCAACCTTATGGAGTTACAATTTATCCTGGCGTTCAGGACAACAAAAGATTTGCTGTCTCATCGAATCCAAACTTCGAGTATTACTACTCTGGCACAAACTTATCTGGGCAATACAACTACTGGAATACAAAGGTGTTCGACTTCGCAATGAACACAGGGGTTGCCCCATTCAATCAGCCTGGTAGGTTTATGGGAACATTCGGTAATGAAACAATCCCAATGACTTTATTCGGTGGACCAGTTATCCAAACAAGATATAGAACACACTACTACAAGTGTCCAATAGTTCTTGGATTTATGTATGGTGAAAATCAACTCTATAACAATTCAGTTCCTGTTCAGTCAATTTCTTACTTACAGAAAACACTTAATAACACACAATACAATTATGATGTTTTACAATCTGTTCCAATTGACTACACAACAAAACCATTTGGTTTATACTCTTGGTTAGGTCAGAGAATTGCTTACGCAGTATGGAAACAAAATCCAATCATCAGAACTCAGAGTGATGTTGCAATCTTCCTATCAAGTGGTGATTGTGACCCTTCATATGTTTCAGGTGTATCTGAGGTTGTTCAATACAAGATGGTTGGAGAAGAATGTTTTAATGACCCTGTTAACTTTTTGTTCTTGAATAGAAACGGAGTATGGGACACATATACATTTACAAAGAAATACTCCAAGAGATATAATGTAGACAAGAAAGTTTATTCTCAATTCAAGACACTTAACACACAAGTTTGGAATAGACAATCATACGACTCACAAGAGACAGTATTTTGGGGTAACGCAGATGAGTTGGTTACTGTTGATTCGAACTTCGTTCAACAAAACGATGTGGATATCATTGAGGAATTATTGATGTCCCCTTATGTTTATATGATAATGGACAACTGGGTTCCTGAGGGTGACCAACAAAAAAATTATCCTTACTTAATACCTTGTGTAGTTCAAAATAAATCTGTTCAAGAATATATTCAAAAGTATGTTAGAATATTTCAATACACAATTGAACTTAAACAGACACCTTATAGAAGATTTGAATTACCAATATAATGAGTTTACAGATTAGAGCATTCGTTCAGGGAGAACCAAAATTTTTAGATTTATACAAGGATGAACCAGTCCTATTGTCTTTATCATTCGCTGAGGTGCAAGACATTACAAAAAAGAACTCAGCATTCTCAAAGGGATTCTCAGTTCCTGGTTCACAGAGAAACAATGAGGTATTCAACTTTTTCTATGACCTGAATTCTGTTCCTGTAACATTCGACCCCAACAACAAATTCGATGCTCAACTCTTATGGGATGGATATGAAATCCTACAAGGACATATCAGATTAAATGGTGTATCAATATCCAATGATGAAATCATCTATCAGGTTACATTCTATAATCAGGTTGGTGACTTAGCAGCGAACATTGGAGACAAGTATCTGAGAAATTTGAATCTCTCAGGTCTATCACACCCATATCAAGATAGCGTAATCTTAGAATCAATTGTTGACCCGACATTATGGAATCTAACAGGTTCAACAAACTATTCATATCAAAATGGAAAAACATTTTGGGGTCTATACAACATAGGTTATGACTATCTGAGTGGAACAACACTTAATTCAGAGGTATCACCACTTATTCAGTTCTCACCAATTGTATCAGCGTCAACACAACCACAATATTATCCTCAAT